GATTGATGTGAAGCTCGTGCAACGATTGATCAATGCACGATCAAAAGAAGAAAAAAATTCAGTTGTCTCTGTCCTGAATGAATTTTTTACCCTCACTGATGATGGTTGGAGACAGGTGCGTTGTGATCATGAAATAGCCCGCTTTAAAGATAAGCAAAACAAGGCTAGACGTAGTGCTGAAGGTCGTTGGCAAGCATTTCAAGCAGATGATCTGCGCCAAGAAACCGAACCTCACAATGCATGCGTTCGCATTGCGACCGCATTGCGAACGCAATGCTCACCAGACACCAGACACCAAACACCAGTCACCAATCTCCATACACCAGACAAACAAAACAATGGGGGTGAAATCGAAAAAGTTTTACAAGGCGATGGTGAAAGGAAAAAACAAATTCAAACTCTTTTTGAAAAGGAGGGTTTGAATATTGGAGTGGACGATGAGCGTATTACCCAGTTGATTCAACAAGGCCTAACCGTTGATGATGTTAAGGTGGCTATTGCCCAGGCAAAGGAAATGCGAAGGAGGGCATCAAGTTCTACCCCGATCAATGCTGGATTTGTTTTGTCCATTCTGAAAGGGGTGCGGAGGAAAGCACAAGCCCTAGATTCTTCTGAAGAGACCTGGTGGAAATCGAATGAGGGAATTGACCTTAAAGGACGAGAACTGGGAATGCGTGCTCAAGGCTCGGAGAGTTATGACTCTTTCAAAATCAGAATCTTTGCTGAGCTGCGTAAGAGAAAAGAGATCCCAGCTATAACGGAGGCTTCCCATGCAAGCTAACCCATGTATAGCCGGAATCATTGATCGACCCGATATGGAGGATTTCCCAATTGGATCGATCGTTAAAACTCCAAGTGGCCGCGTAGGCAGAGTTGTAAAGCATCGCGGGGCTCAAAGTCGTCATGATCTGTTCCAGAGAATCATCATCGAGTTTGATGAGCCCTTTGGCGATTCAGTAGCATTGCAACCTCATCTTTTGAAGATGATCAGAAGAACAGAAGCATCATCATCATGATTGAAAACAATCAAAACAAATCAAAGCCAAAACCAAAGCTGGCAAATAAAGGAGGGGCTAGGCCAGGAGCGGGGCGTAAAGAGGGTAGCCTCACCAAGAGAACGCGTGCAATCGCAGAAGTAGCTGCCGCGCAAGGCATCACGCCTTTAGAAGTCATGTTGAGAACCATGATGGAGCTCTACAAGGAGGCTAAAAACTGCACTAAGCATGATGATCATGCTCATGAAGGTGTAGGGCATGATCATGATGTCATGATCACCGAAAACAGAATCAAGCTTCTGAATATGGCTGCCACCATCGCCAGACATGCTGCCCCCTATGTTCATCCGCGCCTATCTGCAATCGAGCATACGGGCAAGGATGGGGCGCCACTACAAAGTGGCGTCTTGGTGGTGCCAGGGGCGATGAGTATGGATGATTGGGAGCAAGCTGCCCAAGCAAAACACTAGTCCATGAAAACCATCTGGGCACCATTGCCCGGTAGTCAGACTTTGTTTCTGACTTGCCCAGTGTATGAAGTATTGCTAGAGGGCACCCGAGGTGGAGGTAAGACTGATACCTTACTCATGAGTTATGCCCAACACGTAGGAAGGGGCTTTGGAGATCACTGGCGCGGAACACTCTTTCGTCTAACTTACCCGCAGCTAGCTGACGTAGTAGCCAAGAGTAAGCGCTGGTTTTATCAAATTTTCCCGGGTGCCAAGTTCAATGAATCTGACTACGTGTGGAAGTGGCCTACCGGTGAGATGTTGTACTTTCGCTATGGAGCGAATGAAGACGATTACTGGAATTACCACGGCCATGAATATCCTTGGCTAGGATTTGAAGAGCTCACTAACTGGCGAAATCTTTCTTTTTACGAGGCAATGCATTCCACATGCCGGTCATCTCATCCTGGAATGCCAAGGATGGTGAGGGCAACATGCAATCCATTTGGAGTGGGGCATGCATCAGTTAAAGAGAGATTTCAGATTGGCGTAATACCGGCTGGGCAAATCATCAGGCAAGAGGGTGCATTGCCCAGGGTCCGAATACATTCGACGATTTACGAGAACACGCACCTACTAAGAAACGACCCCAACTACCTCATGAGCCTAGAGTCACTAAGCGATCCAAATAGGCGTAGAGCATGGTTAGAAGGTGATTGGGATATCCACGTGGGAAGTTTCTTGGAAGGCGTGTGGCAACCCTCTAAACACGTTGTAGAACCCTTCGCAATACCACCGACATGGAAAGTTTGGCGCTCAATGGATTGGGGGTATGCCAGGCCCTACGCAGTTTATTGGTTCGCACTATCTAATGATGGAGTCTATTACCTCTGGCGAGAACTCTATGGATACGGAGATAAAGAAAACACTGGCACCAGAGAGGATGCAACCGTAGTCGCGGAGAAGATTAAGAAGATCGAGATACATGACCAACGCCTTGGGTATGAGTACCGCATGAACCTAGCTGACCCATCAATCTTTTCCAAGATTGGAGCAGAGCGATCTATTGGTCAAATCTTTAGAGATAAGGGCGTGAAATGGACTGAAGCCTATAACGCCCCAAGAAGCAGAGTAAACGGGGCCCAAGAAATCATCCGGCTACTAGCTGAAGACAGACTCAAGATCTTCTCAAGCTGCAAGCATTGGTTAAGAACCATCCCTCAATTACCGCCAGATTCATTAAATCCGGAAGATGTCGATACCGATGCTGAAGATCATGCCTGGGATGCGACTAGGTATGGGGTAATGCGGGCTAGAAGAGTGCAGGAGGCGGCATGAAGCATATGCTGGCAATAAGTAGCTAAAAATATAAGCTTTGTCTATGTTTGGGTTATATTTATTTTATGAAAAAGCGAAATTATAGAAATAGCTTAACTTTTATTACTAACGGCTTTCGTGCTTCTTGGGGTAATGCGCAGGATTTAGTCGGCGCATCAAAGATTTTGCTTGATAGCGGATTTCATGCCCAATCTCTCTCTTTGTCAGTACTTGCACTTGAAGAGCTGGGTAAGTTGTTTTGCTTAGATGGACTTCTTTTTGCAAAGGAAGATGATCTTAAAGTGAAAAATTTCAAAAAATCTCTTAGAGATCATTCAACAAAATTGAGTGCTTTTGAGCTTTTCCCATTATTTTTAAAAAATATTGCCTCGCAAGATCCCCGTTTTGAAGTCGACCAAAGGTTTCGCAAGGCTCTAGAGATAAGTATTGATGATTTATTAAGAAAAGGTAATGACGTGCTTAAGTCACTTAATGAAAATACATTTCATAGCCTAGATGCTCTTAAGCAAGCAGGATTTTATACGCACCCAGATGAGTCTACTAATATTTTCTTAAAACCAAGCCAGATAATTAATAAAGATCAAGCTTTAGCTATTTATGAGCTATCTTGGCGTGCATCAACAACTCTAGATTTTTTATTTAAAAATGATGGCTTGGAAAAGTACATAGCTAAAGTTGAGAATTTTCGATCAAATTTATCTGAAGAAGATCATCAAAAGCTAACTCAAATGGCAGATGAATTTCTTAAAAACCACAATGAAGCTGATGATCAAAATACATCCACTCTTCATTAGGGGGGTAAGTGGTGCAAGATTTTTTAAGTCCCAAATATAAATCCCGAATAAATTTGGTGCGCTTAAATTTGTAATCTATAAATGATGGGTGCAAACTAGCGATCAAGACTCCAAAGCTCTTCAACAAATATGGACCGCCCGCATCACTCATGCCCGCGCTCACTGGTCAGCCTTTCACAAGCGCGTAAGACACAATCGCAATACGGTGGCCGGCTTTAATTGGAATGCAGACCCAACCAGCAAAGACTTCTACAGCCTTAGAGCAAATCTAATACACGGTACTATCTCTGCCGTTCTGCCAAATGTGTACGCAAGAAATCCAGAAATATCCACAGCCCCTTTAAATTCGGGCGCGGACCTCAAGCTCTTTTGTAGAACACTAGAAGCAGTAACCAATAGAGCTCTAGAACATGCACAATTAAAGAATCGAGCTAAGTCGACAGTAAGAGCAGCATTGACTTGTAGCTACGGAATTCTCAAAGTGATGTATCAAAGAGACCCAAGCAAGGATGCTTACATTAAAGGGCGGATTAATGATGCGCAAGAGAATCTACTGCTTATCAAAGAGCTAGAGCAAGATCTTGATGACGGTAATCAGAGTCAT